AAGATTTTCGACAATCCCAATGACAACTTCGACTTCTTCAAGGAGATTCGACTCGGAGCCTTGAACGTTAGCCCCGGAACCACAAAGCAGATTGCCGCGGAGAGAGCCAGAGTTCGGGCCCTGACCAGGAAGGACTTTGAGGCAATAAGAGATTCGTTCCAGTCGGTCCTAGATGATTTCACAGATTTTGCCGGTGCTGGCCACCCGACGTATACGCGGACATTCATGCGGCAGACCGTGGTCACGACCAAGGTCCCGACCCCTGACGACTTTGACGTTATCTTCAATCTGAACCAGGCTATCCTCGAGGCTAACCGCCTGGCCGCTAGCGGCCAGGTCGACGACCGGAGCTTCCTCGACAGTATCAACTTCGTTGCCGGCTTGGCAACACGGTCCGGCATCGCTTTCACGGTGCCGACGTCGAAATTCTCAGTACCGCTTCCTTATGGCCACACGATGGAACAGGTTTCGGCTCTGTATCTAGGGACTCCAGATAGATGGCACGAAATCGCAACCCTGAATGGCCTCAGGTCCCCGTATATCGATGAAGTTGGATTCGACCTGACACTATTGACTAATGGGAACGGTAACCAAGTTACGGTTTCAGATACCACGAATCTGTTTGTTGGTCAGGGTGTGTACATTAGTAGCGTCGCGGCTCCGAGAACCTTCCGGAGAATTACCGGCATCGAGAACCTTTCACCGGGCTTCAACATCGTTTCCGTGGATGGTGACCCGAACCTGACCCAATACACAACCCTTGCCGGTGCTGTTCTTCATGCTTTCTTGCCGGATACAGCCAACTCGCAGATGACTATTTTCATCCCCAGCACCGAGGCCCCGAGCCAAAACGATTTCAAGGCTAAGTCTATCCCCGGTATCAACGAATTTGATGACCTGGTTCGAATCGGTGGCGTGGACCTGCTTTTGACCCCGCTGGGAGACTTGGTTTTTACCCCAGACGGAGACACTCGCCTGGCCGTGGGGTTGACCAACCTGGTTCAAGAGGCTCGGCTTTCGGTGGCAACCCCACTAGGTTCTCTCATTCATCATCCCGAATTCGGCTTGGGAATTACTGCCGGGACGAACATTGCTGACCTAAGCGCCAAGGACTTGTTGCAAGCAGCCAAGAACCTTTTTGCCAACAATCCCAAATTCACCGGGGTTCAGTCCGCGTCGATTCTGCTGCATGCACCGGTAGCGCAGATTGCCCTGACGGTGGGAATAGCTGGGACCAACCAATTTTTGCCCTTGACCTTTGAAATCAAGCGGTAAGCGCAATCTTATCTTTAGCCACTGGCTAAAACCCTGAAAGTACTCTATGGCAACCGTGCCGGTCCCAAGAAGCTTCTCCCAGATACTGGGGGACCAAGTTGATGCCCTCCTATCAAGGCTAGGGTTTCCGAACATTCGTGTTCCCTCACCGACCCTGGCAATACTCGAGGCTGCATCTCAATCGGACTTGAGGGCAAGCCAAGACTTTTTTCAGCTTCTTGACTCCACGAGCCTGGACCGAGCCGAGGGCCTAGCTCTTGACCGCATCGGTGCCGACGAAGACCGGCCCAGGACCAAGGAATCACCGTCGAGCGGCCTCATAACGGTCACCGATACTTCCTTTACCAAGATTTCAACCAAGATTTTCCAGGGCCAGCCAGCCCCTATTGTCGGCAGTTCTCAGATTTTTGTTACCAGTGCCGTGGGCTTTCCCGGCTTTGTTGCCGGTCAGAATCCGGGTCCAGCGCAGGCCGGTGCCATCTTCATAGGCCGTGGGACCGTCAATCTCGAAGGACCACTGTCCTATAACCGCATTGATGACAACGGTAGCTTCGCGACCATCAACTTGGTCAGTGGCTTTCAGACACAGAAGTTTCATAACCTCGGGGAAGCAGTTACCCTCTCCCAGGGCGGCAATCGAAGCGTCCCCGCGGGCACCCTGGTACAGACAGCTCTGTCGAATATCAATACCAGCGTTCAATTCTCAACTCAATTCTCGGCTACCATCCCGGACGGAGAAACTCAAGTCTCCGGGATTACTGTCATCGCCCAACAGAACGGCGTCATCGGGAATGTTTCGGCAGGAGCCATTAACTCCTTCGTGTCATTGCCTTTCATCGGAGCCACGGTTACCAACCCAACTCCCTTTGTCAATGGCCAAGCTGAGGAAGACGACAACACCTATCGTGAAGCTATCCGTGCGGTTCGTGCCTCGAGGTCCAAGGGCACTCCCTTGGCTATCATTACCGGTGTCACCGGGATTACCGCCACAGATGAGAACAAGAGAGTCATCAGTGCCTCTCTGATTTCTCCGCAGGGCCTACCGGCTATCCTCTTCATCGACGACGGCACCGGCTATGAGGAGAAAGATGCAGGAGTAGCCTTTGAGACTCTGGTTGACCAAGCCATCGGTGGCGAGCAGTTCTTCGCCCTGGCAGCGACTAAGCCTGTGGCCAAGGCCTTCAGCTTGAGCAGCGTCTCGGCTCCGTACAATCTCGCCTCCGGCTCCAAACTTGCCGTTCGTAGCGGCGGGGTCATCACCAAGCATGTTTTCAACACTACCGACTTCAGGGCCATCAACAACGCCAGTGCCTTTGAGGTTGTGTCTAGCATCAATGCTGACGCAACCATTGGCTTCAATGCCAGAACAGCCAACGGCGGCACCCAGGTCGTGGTCTTCAGCAGGACAGATACCAACGAGGACGTTGAAGTCCTGCCCCCAGGCGGTAGCGACATCGATGCCAACATAATCCTTGGATTTCCGGCCGGCCGTACAGACACCCTGAGACTGTACAAAAACGACAAGCTCCTCTTCAAGGATGGGCTCATCGCCACAGTCAACAGCAATCCGCAGAGTCTCTGGGGGACGATGTCCAGCGGTGAGACCCTGATTCTGACCGTGGACGGTACTCCTCTGCCCGGTACCGTTACCTTCACGGATGCAGACTTCATCAACGCCGGTACGGGCTTTAATACTCTCTCCAACGCAAACACGGTAACCAGCTGGGCATCGGTTTTCAATATCAAAATCCCAGGCATTACCGCCAGCGCCCAGGCCGGGCTCCTGAATCTAGTGAGCAACCTCCAGGCCAACAGCAGAGCCAGCATCAATATTACCGGTGGCACTTTGGTCAGCAAAGGCATGTTTGCCGCAACGTCTGTAACAGGCTTGACCAGCGACTATACATTGGACCGCAACCTTGGCCAGCTTCGATTGTCCAACGCCAATGTCCTGGCAGTCCTGGACCGGCTTACTGCCGGGACACCGAACACCCGAGCCTTCGTGCAGTCTTCGCCAATCACAACAATCAACATCTTGAACTCGGCGGACCTTTGGTTTGTTGTGGATGGGGCCGCGCAAGTAGTCAAGACCGGCATCAACGCTTCGACGATTGTCACCATAGCCTCGATAGCAACTCTGTCCTGGGGCAAGAGAGTTCGAATCTCTGCTACATCCGCGGTCTTCATCAATGCCAAGCCAGGCCATTGGGCAATCTTCAATGACGCGAACCTGTTGGCCGCTAACCAAGGTGCTTGGCGAGTGGCTAACGTTGACCCTCTGGGTTTCTTCATTGAGATAGAGAGACCGACGACCTGGTCCTCGCCGCAGACTTCCATCACCTTGGCTAGCGGTGGCCTGTTCATCGTCAATACCCTGGCTCGACTGCAGCGGGTCACAATCCCTGTAGCCAACAATTACACAGCTGTCTCATTGGCTGCAAGCATCAACCTGCAGCTGGTTGGTGCCACCGCGGTTATCTTCAGGACCAACATTCTCAGGGTCAGAACCAATACTTTCTCGACAAGTGGCGACATCGCCCTGGTAGCAACCAACGTCGAGGCCCAGAAGATAACTCTGGCGGTAGGCAATGCTGTTACGAACTTGAGCAGTCATCTGGCATCAGTGCAGGCAGCCACCAAGGAAGTCGGCACCCCACCGTTCAGCATGAATTCTGTTGCCACGGCCTTGGCTTCAAATCAATTCACGGTCAGCAGCCTGGGAGCCATCTTCAGCGAGGCACAAATTGCCTCGAGAAAGGACCTTGGCGATGACGCCATCGACTACAGTGCCCAAACCGTCGCCTTCGTTACAGGAGGTATTCTCACTGGCGGGACTAGTGGAGCGACCGCTACCATTGTGGCAAACAATAACAGCGGGGTCACCGGAACGTTGTTTCTTTCCGGTCGAAGCGGTACCTTCATTGCCGGGGAAACCATCACCGGTTCTCTGGGTGGTTCTGCGACTTCAGTAAACGGAAGTTACCTAGCCGGTCGCTGGGGGAAATCAGCCTTTACTAGCGCCGTACAGCAACTTTCTGGGACAACCGTCACAACCAGGCGTTCGCCTGTGCAGGGGGAATGGCTGCCTCAGGATAGGTTCTATGCTGCGGCATCCTTCGCCATTAACGGCCAAAGTACTCTTGCGGTCATCGTCGACGGGGACAATATCAGTAAGAGATTCGTTCCGAATATGTTCCGCCGTGGCAAGCCCGCATCCAGCACATATGGAGCCAGCGTTGCCATCAAGGACGCGGATAATGCCAACAAGCCTCTGTCCACAGCGTTTGGCACTCCCTTTGACTGGACTGACTTCGCTGTGTTCATGCATGGCAGAGTCAAGGCCACAGTTCCTTCCGGGGCTGATAACACCACAACGGCCTTGTGGCGATATGTCCGTACCGGTCCCGACGGTAACATAGCCAGAGTTGCGTACAATTACCCGGTCGCGGCCTCGAGCCCCGTTTCAGTTGTCACTGATACGTTCAGCGACGGGAACGTAAATGTCACCATCCGCTTGCCCTCGGCTGCGGCTCGGACCGGCTTTACCATCAGAAACAGCTCCATGATTGGAGCCACATTCCAAAGCCTCAGCGGTGGAACGAATCTATTCTCTGTCATCTATGTCCTTGGATTCCCAATCTCCAGTGCCAGCCGAGACGGTGCAAACAACACAACACTAACTCTTACTCTCCCCGGCTCAATAACCAATCACGGCCTCGTTGCTCCAAATCAGATTTTCGTCAATAGCACCAACGTTGCTTTCAGTACCGGCGTCTTTACAATCACCAGCGTCACAGCCACGACAATAACATATACGGAAACCGGACCGGCAGTTGGAGCGACTCCCAATATTGGAACGGTCAGCTTTGATACTGCCGGCCAGGTTACCCTGCAGGGTAGCAATGTCGTGGTCAACGACATATTCCACGCAGGCCCGACCACAGGTTTGCCGGTGGCCTTGCAGCAAACCATCAACATCAAGACCATCGGGAATCAATTCTGGACTGCAGACACTCCCAATGGCGGGGCCATCAGTACGACCTTGACCTGGTATCCAGTCACATTGGTTTCGGGCCTGAGTTTCTACCCAATCGACAGTAGTAACAACCAAATCTCGCAGATTGTCACCGCAGTCAACAACCTTGCCGCGGTTGCTAACAGTATCGTCCCCATTACCGGCGTAGCGGTCGGAAACGGTGTCAGCAACAATGGCCAGATTTTCTTTGCCAGCTACGAGGCCTCGCCGAACGGCAACGGCAACGTGGCCCCGAACCCCTGGTTTCAGATGACAGATGGAGTCAATTACGTTCTGTCCACGAACGTACCTCCTGACACGAATACTGATTACTCCTTCACACTCAAGGATGCTGTCTCAGCTGCCCTGGCCACAAACAGTGACTGGTTGAACGAAGACGTTCGCCTGGTACCAATCACGGCCCTGAACATCGTCAATTACCTGAACAATAGCGCCGTCGGTGGGCTCTTCGCTGCTGCCGAGGTCAGTGCTGCCAATCAGGGCTTCTCGCCACAGATTGCATCCTTGACACTGGGCTCGGGCGGCAGCGTCCTGGTCCAAGACGGTGGGGCCAATTCAGCAAGCTCCGCAGTTGTGGGCTCGGCTGTTGGAGTAGGTTCACAGTTTGCAGTGGCCAGTATCAATGCCACGGACGCCTTGAACTTGAGTGCAAAAATGTGGGTCAGCGTCGAGAATTCCAAGCCCATCCCCAAGGATGTCATCGACGCCAACACGACCCTGACCAGCATTGATGCTCTGGGTAATTTTACCTTCAATAACACCGGTACCAAGGCCTGGACCTGGGCAAATACAGGTGCTGCTCCAATCAATGGTTTCACTTGGCAGGTCGAAAAACAAGGAGCTTTCGTGGCTTGGGTTTGGACTCAGGCTGGCACGGCTCCGAACCTGACCGGTATCTCGGAAGGCGACTGGGTCATCATCAGCGGCACGGACCCATCATTGAGTAGCGTCAACACCGGAACCTTTAGGGTCATTCGAGTAGACATCACCAACAACATTTTCTGGATTGATAACCCCGCGGCAATGGAGGCCTCTGCGGTCATCGCCAACCTGAAGTTCGTCAAGTACAACAGTATCATCCCTGGCGATTCTCTGGTCATTAATACGCCGGTCTGGGGGATAAACAACATCGGTACCTGGATTGTTGTCAGCATCGACCCAACCAACCAATGGTTCTTCACGGTTTCCGTAACTGCAAGAGCCACAACTCCACAGGGAGCCGTTGCGGCTCTCGGGGCCAACTCTACTCTGGTTCAGGTCATTGAATCCGCGGCAACCCGTTTCATCAAACAGATTCAGGCCATCAGTCCGAATCAATCCAACGGAACCCTTTCGGACATCAAGTTCACGACTCAATCGTATTTCACCAAAATCAGCGCCAATAGCGGCACCCTCATCAGGGCCCTGGACAAGCTCAATTTCCCGACGACCTTGGCCACGGGCATTGACGGCTACAGCCACGTCGTGGGCCTCATCGGTCAGGCGAACAAGGTTGCCTACGGTGACCCAAGCGACCCGGCCTCATTCCCGGGAATCATCGCCGCGGGGGCATTGGTTAACATCAGCGGTCCATTGGTTCAGAGAACCACTATTTCCTTGCAGGTTAGGGTCCGGTCCGGGGTCTCGACTACGGATATTATCAATAAGGTGAAGTCTGCCGTGGCTGCGGTCATCAATAATCAGAAAATTGGCCAACCGGTTGCCCTCAGCGACATCGTCACCGCGGCGGGAGCCGTCAGTGGAGTCACGGCAGTAACTATCCTCAGTCCAACGTTTGCCGCGGGCTCGGACCTTATCAGCGTTCAGCCGTTCGTCAAAACGCTGGTCCTCAATGTTGATACAGACGTCCTGGTTTCGTTGGTTGGCACCTAAGGGAGGTAATGCATGCTTCCCTTGATTCTCAACCCCGGCTGGCCTAGCTTGCAGTGGCCTTGGCAGGGCGTCACCGTAACTCCACAGCCGAACAGCCCCAAGATGATAATCAAGGGCTTTGGCTCCAACCAAGCAGCCCTAACTCATGGCATGGGCCAGGGCCTGGACATTTTCCCAGCTCTGAGCCTTGTTAACGCCATCCCGCTGACTACCGGCGAAATCAGAGTCAGGTTCAGCACCCCACCGCTCAGCGTCAGCAATATCGGGCCGAATGATGCTCTGAACCTTGCCAATTACACGCTCACGGGCCCAACCACGGCTCCACTGCTCCTGGCTACATCTCTCGTAGTTACGGACCCCCAGAGCATAGACCTGTCCTTGTCGGCTACCCTGCCGTTGGGAACCTGGACAATAACCGCAAAAAACATTCAGACAGAAGTCGGCACCCCGTTAACGGCTCCATTCTCGGCTAGCTTTACAGTTACCAGCATTGGCCCAACCTCCACGGTCAGTTTGGGCTCAGTCAGTGACACCCCTTCGGATATCATCCGCAAGCATCTGAATCCAGCCATCAAAGGGCCGAGCACCGATGCTCTCATCGCGGCATTGGCCACCGGGGACCAGACCAACTTTAACAACGCCTCTAGCATTTTCGACCAGCTGTTCATCAGTAGCGCCAGCGGCATCTACCTGGCCCGGAGAGCCGCAGACTTTCGCGTCCAACAGCCGGTTAACGTCGGCATCACCGATGACACTTTCAGGAAATTGGCCATCAAGACCAAGACCAAGAAGGTGGTCACCGAGGCCATACTGGAAATCCTAGAAGTATTCTATGGTTCCGATGCCCTGAGGGCCCATGCGGTTACTACCGCCCCGGAGCTATATGCCCTCAATGATGGGGATGACCTGCAGATTCTCGTCGATGAAAGAATCACAGTACAGGTAATCTTCCATGATAGCGACTTTAGCCAGATTCAATTTGCAAGGGCCAACGAGGTTGCAGCGGCCATTACCAGGGCCTTGAGAGTTCAAGGTACCAAGGCCTTTGCGATTCCCTTCGTTGACCCATCACAAGGAACAGGAGCAAGGGTGAAAATATTCAGTGGCAGCCTCGGACTCAGCTCTTTCCTCCGCATTACCGGTGGCAAGGCCCAGAATGCACTTTTGTTTCCGACCCAACTGAGTTCTGTCTATCTGGTGACATTCTAAGAGGAAATCATGGCAAACTTTCTTGACGACATTTTAGGAGTACCAGGTACCAAGGTTGACTCCGGTGCGCCCACGGCTCCGCCAAATGAGACCCTACTTGCCTCTGAATTCAATCAGGTAACGTCTGCGCTTTTGGACATTCAATCCGTTGTGCACCCGCTGGCCGCAAAGCCCAGCGGAGGCAGCAATGCCCTGCACATCCTGAATGGAGCCGGTTTCTCATCTCCGATTCAGGTCGTCACCAGCAGCTTGACGCTAAGCGATTCTTCCTTCGTCCACGTTGATTCCACATCCGGTCCGATAACCATTACCCTGCCGTCGGCAGCCGCGGTGGCCTCAGGCAAGGTCTACAGCATTAAGAGGATTGCCGGGAACAACAACGTCACAGTCGTGGCAAACGGCCTCGAACTCTTTGATGGTCTCATCGGTTCCAGGTCCCTGAGCTTCAATGGAGCATTTCTCACTCTTCTTTCTACTAACTCTACCACGGGTTGGAGGGTTTTGAGTCAATCCGATGTCCCGGCTTCCGGCAGCTACAAGAGCGTCTTGGATTATGGCGCGGACCCGACCGGCAATGCTGACAGTTCCACGGCCTTCAACAACGCCTTGCTCAGCGGCCCTGGGACTATCGTGCATGTTCCAGCTGGAACGTATCTGATTTCCAACCCGGTTTTCATCAAGTACAGTACTATCCTCCAGCTTTTGCCCAGCGCCTTTTTGAATCTGTCGGCTCCGATTCGAATCGATGAAGACCAGGCGCAACTCATCGGCCCTTATCCGGGAGGCATCGGCTTTATCGCCACGGTGCAACCAACCTCGAGGGCAATGCTCAAATGGGTAGGCGCAAACAATAGCTTCATGGTTGGAATCATGCAAAGCTTTGCCAACCCCAACCTTGGTCTGGCGCAGTCCATCCGCGGCATCACCTTCGACAGCGGCACCGCCACCGGCATGACAGCAATGCTCGTCGGGAACACGATAGCCTCGGGTGGCAACATCCCAGGCTGGGTTTACATCGAGAAGTGTGCTGGCTACAATTTCAAATTCGCCCTCATTGCCCGCTGCCAGCAGTCAACCTTCCGAGATATCCACTTCCACAATTACATTGCGATACCAACTGGCAGTGTCGGACTCTGGTTAGGTGATATTGCCAATGCGACTACCACAGCAATGTTTGTCCAACGTTGTACCATCGAAAACTTTGCGACCGGTGTTCAAGTCGGGAACGGTGCTGTTGGAGGAGTTGGGTTACTTGTCGTCCGCGATTGCGTGATTGAAGGCTTTGCTGAAGCAACTCCACAATTTAGTGGTGGATTCGGCATGTCGATTCAAGGATTCAGCTCTGGCCCCTATTACATCTCGGATAACTACTTTGAAAGCAATGACGATGCCACGCACGCCAATACCTGTATCCAAGTCGGTTCGACGGCTGCAAACCCAGGCGTGGTTTACCTCAAGAGAAATAGACTTGCTGGCTTCGTGACCAGCATTGAAGGCTTTGCCTGGAACGGACTTTTCGTCACCGAGAACACATTCTTCGGCGTGCCCGTGACCACCAATGCCGCCAGCACTCGTTTCAAGAACACGGCTACCGGCCTTGGAGGCAGCTACAAAATCAATGGTATCTGGAAAGATAACTTCATGGACCAGTTGAACATCCCAGACATCACCGGCACGGAAACAGTACTAATTCGAGGCTTCAAAGAATTTGAGCGAATGAACACTGGGCTCGTAGATGCATCCGCAACTCCAATCCCTACCATCTATCGAAATACAAGCCAGTTGACTGGTAGTGCCACAAATACTTTCACAATTCCAAATGCGACTACGTTTATCCTCCCAACCCCCCTGAACGGTGGGGCCACCATCTGGATTGCCAATGGTGCCTTTGGTGGAGTTGCTCGTTTCTGGTTGCGCGGACTCCTCGGGGCTCGATTCGTTGACGGTCCATATGAAGATGGCTCAGTGGTCTTCACGAATGTGGCCAACACCGCGAACAAGATAAACGTTTATTGGAACGGAACGAACTACGTCATTCAAAACAACCTCGGTGCTGGCTCTGCTACGACGTTCGTTATCAAATACGAGGAATTCTAACCATGGGGTCTAAATTCTTCCACGCGACTGCAACCGGGCCAGGGGCTACGTTCGCCCTGGCCGAGGCAATTCGTACGGGCTTCATAGATACTCAAGTTGGCTGGACCTTGTTCGATAACGTTAGTTCGGTAGCCGGCTCCTCAAAAAGAATTTTCAAGAGCCCTGCGACAGCAATTCGGACATTCTACATCGAAGTTTCTGAAAGGACGACTCTTGGGTTACTGAGATTTCGATGTTGGACAGATTGGGACCCAAGCACCCATACTGGAGCCTTGGGAACCTTTGATGACGGTGGCAACACGACAGCGGCTATTAGTGGTGGTGTCGTTGCTCAGGACGCAACCTTCACTTATGACCTGGCTTTTCACGACAACGGCTTCGTCTGTTGTTCACATATTCCCAGCTTGGATTCACCAAGCATCGCCTGCCTTCTCGATAACACTGCTTCAGTTCCAGTTCACATGAGCGGAGTCGCGGTTTTGGCTTCAGATATCATAGCTGGTGCAACTTCATTCCCGACTACTCAATCGATGGTCGGAAAGATTTTCGTCGGTCAAGATTTAATCATTAACTGCATTACTGGCGACTCTACAGATACTCGTTTTGGGAAGAAAGAACACCTGAAGGTAACTGCGGTCAGCGCCTCAGCTCTAACTGTAACCGCTACGGCAAATGCTTACAAGGCCGGTTCTATCGCTGGATTTGACCCGATGCCTATTGCGACCAGCGTTCAATTGTCAACTTCAGGCTTGCGCGAAGGTCTCGTTGGAGAATCTCCTCCAAATGCCCTCAGTGCACTCTTTTCCTATCGAATGGATGGGACTGGACCGCTTCAAGATACATCTCGGTGGTGGAGTTACTGTTTTGATGATGATGCAGCTGGCGGTTCGGACCTTTGGGGCAAGACCTATCGTCTCGGCAATCTTCCGGTCTTCCAATGCGGCCGTCTTCGAGGCGAACTTCTGCTACCGGCTGGCTTCGAAGCTTCCCGTGGAAGAGCACCCCCGATTGCTGGCCATTTCCGAGGTACCACTCAGGTCCTCGGAGATAGAATCCAAGTCGGAACAGATAACTGGTTTAAGGTTGTCGTTGGGTTCGGCGCAGGCGGAACTGGATGGGCTGATATCGGGTTAATCTTTGGACCTAGACCCAGTGCTGAAGTTCCTGCGGGTACTACTGATTGGCAGGGGGCCTTTGCCGATGACCCAACAGGCTTTGGCATGCTAGCCGGTGGTAAGGGCCTAAGCAACGCCTTCAATGGAGGATTTGACTAATGATTGACTACAAGGTTAACGTAACTACTCTCGTCCCGGTTAGGTTGTTGGATGCAAGCAGCAACCCAGTCCCGGGAGTAGTCTTCAGCCAGGTTACCGTCTCTGGGGTCCACAGTGATGGGTCCACGTTCACTTTCAGCCCATCCGCGATTCAATGGACAGAAGTCACAACCGGAGCCTTTTTGAACCAAGGTGTTTACACTGCCCAGATTCCGGGCACAAACATGAACGTGGTGGGGATGTTCGTCTACGCGATTTCTGTCAGTGCTTCCGCGGCCAAGGCTTTCATTGGAACCGGCAAAATCATCGCCGCGGATTGGGACAGCATTGACGCAACGATTAGCTCGAGAGCAGACCAGATTACGGCCACCCAGCTTCGCCGCTTAGCAGAAGGTCGCTGGAAGATTTGGACCGTAGGCCCAGATACCAACCGGCTGGTTATGTATAGTGCTGACGGTAGCTCTGTCCTGCAGAAGTGGAATCTCTTCGACAACCTCGGAATCCCGACGGTAACAAATATCTTCGAGCGCGTACCAGTCAACGCAATTCCATAAATCAGTTCCGAAGTGAACAATGCTGGCTCTTCTTTTCCAGTTCCTGATGCAGGGCGCCAACTGGCCTGGCGCCGGTGCACCACTGCGTTCTGGAAATACGTTCCCGTTGACGTTTCCGGTTTCGTTCCTGACGTCATCCATCACCTGGACAATAACTTTCAACCAGTCCACGGGAACTGTCAGATTTACGGCCGGTGGTCCTGTCAGTATTGACCTGACGCAGATTGTTGTCGGGGATTATGTCAACATCTTTGGCCAGGACTTTTCCCCGACAAATCGTGGTAGCTTTACCATCACCAACGTCCAAGTCGTTTTTGTAAACGGCGTTGAATCGCAGTTCTTCGAGATTTTCAACCCGCTTGGAGTTTCTCAGGTCGTGGTCCAAGGTAGCTCCAAGGACATGACCTTCTTCAGGGCGACGAAGTTTTCCACACAGCAGGGAGTCGGCAGAACAGTCGCTGTTTCTCAGACCCATTCGATAGACATCGTCCTGCCGGCTACCAGCTCTATCGTTACCAGGGCTCCTCTCTCCGCGGCTTATCTCCAGCCGGTCACTAACCTTGCTCTCACCAATCTAATCAGAAAATCAAGCGGGGTTGTTACCGCGGACACAGCCACCATCAACACTCTGACCATTGGCGACCAAATCTACATCGACAACTTCATCCCAGCCCCAACTCAGCCATTTAGAGACCCTGGTGCCCCAGCATCCAGTGGCCTCGTTGGCACCGCGGACGCCTCGTTGGTCAGCATCTGGTCTCCTCTTCGGAATACGGACATTATCGGGAACTTTAGCCATACCCTGACCGTGCTTCAGAACGGTAACATCATCCTTGCCGGCGGGGCGAATGCAACCAGCAGTATTTTTGGCGGAGAGAGCACTGCCTGCCAACTCTTTACCAATACCGGCTCGGCAGCCATGGCGGATGGCAACCAGGCAGATGGCTCCATTCGGCAGAGCTACAATTGGCTGGCCGCTGGTTCACTGCAACAGGCCCGGCAACTGCATAGCGCCGTCCTATTGAATACGGGCAAAGTCCTCGCCACTGGCGGTTTCGTCTTCTCCGGGTCTGTATTCAGGAACACTGCGGAGCTTTACGACCCGGCAGGAAATACCTGGGCATTGACCACCGGCAACATGGCCACTGGTCGCGCCGGCCATACTTCGGTTCTACTGCAGAACAACACCGTTCTGGTCATTGGTGGGGCAATCAACGGAACCACGGCTACGGCCCTGACAGAAATCTTCAATCCGGTGGCAGGCACCTTTTCTGCCGGGGCGACGATGAACATCGCCAGATGTGACCATCAATCCGTGCTCTTGAACAATGGGAACGTCCTGGTTATTGGTGGTCGACTACTGACCAACGGAGGCACTTTCTCGGATGCTTTCCATGGTTTCACCTTCGGGGACCTGACCCAGACCTGCGAAATTTACAACGGCACGAACTGGACCTTCACTGGCGGCATGGCTTTAGCTAGGGGTCTGCATCAGGCTACCTTGCTCTCGGACGGTCGAGTCCTTGTTACCGGTGGCGTTGCCTATATTCCAACGCAGCCAGGGACCAAGCCGGCAACGAGCACTGCCTTCGCAGAAATCTACGACCCGAACACCGGTCAATGGACACAGGCTGGACTAGCTGGGGTCCCGCGACATGGCCATGCAGCCGTACTCTTGCCTAACTCAAACAAGGTTCTCGTTGCCGGCGGGGCAAGTACTGCGGGTGTTGCTCTAACGACTAGCGAATACTGGGATTTCAAATCTGCGTCCTGGCGGCAAGCCCCTGACTTTATCGACGTACCTAGGTCTCCCTGCAAGATGGTGAATCTATCCGGGGACAATGCCCTGCTGACCGGTGGCTACAATGGGGTGAACAGCTTCAATTCCCATCTTCTCTTTATCCACGACTCGGACAGCTACAGCAACGGCAGTGTCAACGGCATCGCCGTAGTTTCCAACGTCATTTCCTCGACCAGGTTTCAGTTTCAGTCCATTACTGAATACACGTCGAATTTTGGTCCGCCAACAAACAGATTTTCTGGAGCCGTCGGTGGTAGCTGGTTGTTCTCCGGACTTTTGTTGGCCATGTCTTTCTCACAGAGTGGAGCCCCAGGAGCGCCCCCGGCTCAGACCTTCAGTATCAGTTCCGGCTCAAGAGCTTCGAATGTTACTACGTTGGTACTGGCCCTACCAACGGCATTTACCAGCATCGGCATCAGCGTCGGCCAGCTCATCTATGTCAATAGCTTCAGCGCGAATTTCTCCCCGGGAGTCAAGACCGTCACAGGAGTGACTTCGACATCGGTAAATTACGCAGAGACGGCAGCAGACCAGGGGACTACCTTGAACTTTGGCACGGTGAGCATCAACTCGGCCCCAAACCAGCTGCTGACTCCATTTAAGGCCCAACCTTCTCTCGCCGGCATTCCCGGCCCGTACATTTGGGACCCGAATAACGGCGTGGCAATAACAGCCATCGAGTCTACGACCACCGCGGTCATCAACGCCGGCCAGCGTCTGACTCTTCTCAATTTGACCAGCGCCACGGCATTCCCAGACCAAGTCGGTTTCGTGGTCTTTGCTTACGGTACTGCTCTACAGACCCTGCCGGTCAAGTACCTGGGTAGAGCCAGCAACACGTCACTGCTCCTTGATTTCGGCTTCCAATTCCCGGCAAGCCTACCGGTCGGGACCAAAGTCACATTCTTGAACAATCTCGGTGGCTTCACCCCGGCGCTCCCGAATACTGTCGGAAGCTTCTACATCACCCCGTCGGCTGCCGGTCGAGTTGCAGCGCAATCTTCTATCTTAGACGCTGCCGCAGCTGGCATTCAAGTCAACATCACCATCGCCTACCCAGGTGACCGAGGGCTTGGCGGCGAAGGCCTTCCGACCAGCGGTGCGGCAAAGGTTTCAGATGCAGTAATTGTTTGGGGTAGCGATTCATTGGATACAGAACTCGCAACAGCAAGGGCACACTAAATGTCTCGGCCGAAGATAATGTCAGGCGCAGAGGTTGCCTGCTTCATTAACGGGAAACGCATCGGGCAGGTGTCCTCTTTCAGATTCACCAGCGTTCCATCCAAAAGAGCAATTTATGCCTTGGACTCCGGGCAGCCCTATGAGTTGGCTCCCACCCAAACTAAGGTTACCGGGACCCTGTCTCTGTGGCGAGTCATTGGAGATGGTGGCGCCGAGGGCAACGGTCTGGCTGCATTTTTTGAGGACTTGCCCAGGGAAAGGTATTTCTCCATCCTGCTAACAGAAAGAGGAAGTGACACGGTCTTTTTCAAGGCAGACCAATGCACAATGCAGGAACAAACCTGGGAAGTTCAAACCAAGGCCCTGGTGACAGGAACCATTACCTTTGAGGGTTTGACCTGGGAAAATGAAGTCAAGGGCTTCAGCATCTAAGGGCGCAATCTTTAAGACAGGAATCTGAGCATGGGCGTACTTCGACAATTTAACTGGCTAGGTCAAGAGAGAATAGACGTCCCCCATCTTCGCAGCCTGGAAAGCTCCATTGCTGCGGATTTTGACGTACTCGCCGGCCGAGCCATGGCTGTTTCAAAGCCATTGGTCGTCCGAGGCTTCACCATTTCCACGGCGGGAGCCGTCGGCGCAGCTGCCAATAACCTCACGGTCATCGTCGCTGACTCCATCCTGATGAATGTCAATGCGACTGAATCAGGTTCATTCTTTTGGGTTCCGGCCAGCAGAGCCCCGGAAGTTCTCAATGCTACCACCAACCCGGTGGTCACCGGTAGTTTCACTGCCAACCAAACCAACTTCGTCGGCGTGGATATCATCCGTAGCGCTGACGCCACGACCACGGACCTTGTTAAGTCCATCGACGCCGGTACCTTGGCGGAAATCAGCAAGAACGTACCTCTTGGCAGGACACTGAATTACCGTTTTGTCATCAGTACCAGTTCTTTTAGCAGCCAACCTAACCTTGTCCCAATCGCCAAGGTCATCACTAACGCAAGCAACAACGTTACCAGCGTCATCGACGCCAGGAACCTGATGTTCAGGGTCGGTAGCGGTGGCGACTTCCCGAACCGCAGTAACGCCTTCTCATTCCCCGGCGGCCGAAACGAAGACCAGGTTCTCAACGTCTTTAGCGGTGGCGATAAGGCCTTCAACGGGATGAAGGATTGGGTCGATGCCATCACAACCAGAGTCTGGGAAATCGGTGGCGGACAATGGTGGTACGGGCCCACGGCCGACCGCAATGTGAAGCTAACGGCCAACCCGGCTACGGTCTTCACTCTGACGACTGGCGATAACTGGGAATTCGTTGCCGGCAACCTGCATTGGCAGGGCATCCGCTTGGTTTTTGACAACAGCAACGGCACCGGGGTCTTCTCCAACGACATTAAGGACCAGACAACTAACTCACCGGGCCTGACGGATTTGGTTGCGGGCCAATGTATCTACGTAGACGTCGATAGGACCCAGACTCTGTCTGGTGGCTCGGCTCTCCAGCCGGTCAAGGCAAGTCTACAGACTCTTGGGACACCGGTTGTCCCCGGGAGCCGCTTCATCCTTGCCTGGCGTGATAGCTTCGGTGTCTTTACTCGAGATAATAAATTCAGCGTTGGAACTGCGTTCCCGCCCGCGACCCCATCTGCTCTCGGCTCTGTTCAACTAACCTACGCGGCAGGAACACCGGCTACGCCACTAGTTGCTCCGCAGGATGCTAACGGAGTGATTTCAAACACGGCAACTGCCGGTAACAATCCAGGCTTTGCAGGTACTGGTCTTGGGACCGGTCCTGGAGTCAGAGGCACTGGTGGCGCAACCTCCGGTGCAGGCCTTGCTGGTACTGGCGGTGGACCAAATGGTCCTGGAACCACGGGCACCGGTACCGGTACAGGAGCAGGAGTTAGTGGTACCGGCGGTGGAACTTCCGGCACTGGTGTTCTCGGCACTGGCGGTGGGCCAAACGGAATTGGTGTCACCGGCCAGGGTACTGGCACGGGAACCGGCGGTACCTTTACCGGTGGGGCCAGCAATGCCAACGGAGCTATCGGCAATGCTACTGGTACAGGCCAAGGGCTTAGAGGCCTTGGCTCTGGAATCGTTTCTCTAACTGCAGGCCATACTGGAGTTGGTGTATTTGGGGCTGGCTTTGGCGCAAATGACGGTGGCGCTGGGGCCTACAACAATGCCGGTGTCTTCGGTCAAGGCGGTACTAGCGGAGCCGCGGGTGTCGTTGGATTCGGTGATAACGGCGCCGGCAGCGGCGGAATTGGCGTCATCGGTACCGGCACCGGAAGCCAAGTTGGAGTTCAGGGAACAGGCGGTGGTGTCAGCGGTACTGGCGTTGCCGGCATCGGCGGAGCCACAAATGGCATCGGTGTCTTTGGACAAGGAACGGGCTCTGGCGCTGGTGTTCAAGGAAATGGTGGTGTCACCAACGCTTTCGGTGGTAACTTTACCGGTGGCGGTACCAATGGTGGCGGTGTTAACGCCACAGGGGTCGGTACCGGTGCTGGAGTAGTGGGGAACGGTGGAAATGGCACCAATGCTCCAGGTGTCTGGGGACTTGCAGGAACAGGCAGCAACGCCGCCGGGGTCCGAGGGGACGTTGGCTCAGCCCTTTCCATTGCAGGAGTGTTTGGTCGGTCGTTGGGATTTGCTTCTATCGGTGTGTACGGAACCTGTGATACCAATAATGGCATTGGAGTCCAGGCACAAGCCACGAGCACCGGGGCACTTGCGCTTCAGCTAGTTGGCAACAACGTGGTCGGCTCGAGAGGAGCCATGAACTTTACCGCACAAACAAATGTCACCAACACTGGCTTGCAGGCAGGTGACTTGTTTTGGGATGGTACGAACTTACGGTTCAGCAAAACCAACACCACAAGTGTCATTATTGTCTAGAACGACAGCCGCAATCCGGATTCGACTGCTACGTTGCCGGCAACCGAATAAGCTTCCACTCCAACGTACAAACCCTGCCATATTGTGCGGTACGGTTTCGGCAGCAACCAGGCAATCGTGGCGTGAAGCCCAGCTGTGATTAACGTGTACGCATAAACCTTTTCGGTGCTCGGGTGCGGGCCGAGAATGATGTTGGTTTCGTGGCCGTTGGGCATATTGCGAAGACCCCATAAGGTCGTCCCCAGGTCGAGGAGATGAAACCCCGCGCCCATCGCTTGTAGCGTCGTGTCAGTTGCGGTCCACCTTTCTGGCCATTCGGCTCGAGCCGTCGAGGCCAAGAGCAAGCCTGCAAGAAGTACAGCTTTCATTGGCCACCATCGGGTGTGCCAGCATCGGGTGGGCAGGGAACTATGAGCTGAATTCCCCCGTAATTGATAATACACTTTACCGGAGGGCTGGGCGGGCTGGGAGGGTAATCGACTTCGCCACCGCCACAACTGGCCAGGAACAACAGGACCGCAAAAACAATCTTCTTCATGTAAATCTCCTTTGGAGCGCCATTATACACCCTTTCCGGTCTCAATCAAGAGCACGTGGTATAATCTCCGTGGAGGATTCATGCCGCACCTAATAGGATTTCAGATAGTAGCCACCGAAGACGAGAAGCTCGAATTGATGGGCATCGACCGGGCCCTCGGTCAGCTGGTGACCAACCATCGAGAACTGAAGATTCAACTACACCATGCCAAGGCCAGCCTTCAAGCAGCCCTCGAGGCACTCGAGGCTAGCCAGGAACTTCTCGAGGAAAAGAAGGAAGAAATCAAGAAGCGTGGCGGAGCCCTCCCCGGTGAGAATTGGGTCTTCAACCCTGGACAAGTATTTTTTCAGAAAATAGCCGATGCCCCTGCTAAGCCTTGAACAGCTAAGAACCATCTGCCCGAACCTTCCCCGAGCCAAGGCAGAGCTTTATCTTCCGTACTTGAATGAAGCCATGGTGGAGGATGAAGTCAATACCAGACTTCGGATGGCAGCTTTCCTGGCCCAAGGGGCGGAAGAGAACGTCGAGTTCGAGTACCTCGAGGAAATAGCCTCCGGAGATACCTACGAGCCTACCAGCAGCGACCCGGGAGCCCGGAGACGTGCCAAGAGGCTTGGGAATACCCAGAAAGGCGACGGCAGGCGATACAAAGGCCGAGGCATGTTCCAACTAACCGGTAGAGACAATTACCGGGCCTGCGGCAGTGCTCTCGGAGTCGACTTGATTACCCGTCCCGAGCTTGCCGCTACGCCTCGCTACGCCTTCAAAGTCGGGTGTTGGTATTGGAAGAAGAAAAACATCAACGCCGCCGCCGATGCCGAGGATTTTGAACAGGTTACCAGACTTATCAATGGGGGCCTGAATGGTCTGAAGCAGAGGCAAAAATACTATGCCCGGGCCCTTCAGGTATTGACGTAATCTTCCTAAAGAGGAGCACTCATGCCAGCAAAAATCGTAGCCCCCCAATCTGCATTATTTACAGCGGACGGGACCGCCAACGGAATCGCAACCGTAGGTTCCAACACAGGATTTTTCATCGGTGCTCAGGCTAACATCAGTGACAGTACTGGCAGAAGTGATAGGGTCGTCATCGTTTCACTGCCGTCTGCAACTACGATTGGACTCAAAATCATAGCCCCGCTTCCCGCGGCAGTTGGTGGCAGTCCTTGGGCTACTACCCAGGTTCCTCTCGCGCCGAATTACGGTCGTACCAGCTTGACCGCGTACACCTTGGCGAACGCTTCCAAAATCGACATGGAAGCTCAAATCGTCTACGACGCTGACAACACTTTGAACACGACCTAACCGACGCCTAGCGGCTTGACCTTCTCGGCATTCTGTACTGCTTCACGGATGATGTTGAGCCAGAAGCTCGGAAAAGAGTCTTGTTGAATCACTGCATGCTTGCAAGCAACTAACAGCCGGCGATATTCGTTCAGCAAGCTTTGCATGTAAATGCATTTTCCGCTTCCGAGGCCGAGTTCTACCATTTGGCCAATTTGAAAATCAGTTACGAAACGGATGTCGTACTCCCGCTCTCTGTCTTCCAATTTTTTGTGGGCAGCATCCAGCTGAGTGCGCAAGTCCGTAATCAGCAGCTGGAGTGTATCTGCTTCGTCGGAAGTGACATTGGGTTTGGGGGGCCAAGGGAACAGTTTGCTCATGTCAAATTCCTCCGTTAGGGGTCCCAAAGATGCTGGGCCACCCCGTATATGGGTATTTGACCCAATCTTGGTTGAAACCGTACTCGGCTACCATGGCCTTAAGCTTGTTGAGTTCGGTGAGCATCATAGAGATTTCTATTCTCTGATGGCCATCGATGCTCGAAGCCGAGGCATATGCTTGCGTGAGGACTCGGTCTAGCCCGTCAAGTAGCTCGTGAATTTTTGGCTTATCCATTATCCTTCTTCTCCTCGTGAGGAAACCATACCTCCAGAACTTTGCGATACTTGAGCGCCAGGTCGATGGTGAGCTTAGTACCTTTGGATTCTCCGTCCCAGAAAGCGATGACGATATCGGCAGCCTTGACCATTTCCTCGTTGCGTAGGTAGCCGGCCGCCTTGCCGTGAGTCTTCCAATCAGCTGGGTAGATTCTGGTCTGAAGCCCGAAGTCTTTGGCAATATGTTCTGCCCAGGTATCAACACCGGGGGCTCCGCCGCTGATAATGGTGATGTCTTCGAGCATACCAGAGAACTGCAAGGCCAGTTGGCCGATTTTGTACGTGATAGCACCAATTTGTTGTCCGGGCCAACAACGACTCCCGACGATGGCGATGGTAACCTTCATTTGGCTTTGCTGCTCCGAGCTTTCTTTGGCGTCTTTGTCACTGGCAATACCCCTGTAGAAAGCTCTAGGTGAGCTTCCACGACAGTTGGTCCAGTTACGTACTCAGCTTGCTCCCAGGGTCTGTCGGGCCTATCGTAAATAAATTGACCCTCACAGTTGGTTGAAAGCTCTTTCAGGTGAGCTAGAAAAATGTGGTTACCAATTTTAATCTGGAGCGAGCGGTCAGGATTTTTGATGGTTTCCACGAGAGCATTGTAAAGGCCTGTGTCGCCTTTGAGATAAAGGTTAGTCATGTGTCACCACTCCACGCGGGCTTCAAGAACTTGTCGCAGTCCCGCTTCCAGTTTTTCAAGTTCAGAGACGTTGAAGAGCTTGTGATTTTCCGTATGAACAACCAATTCGTACGAGGAGTTCAGGGTTTCGAATTGGACGACATCACTTTCCTGCTCGGCGTGCCTGACGGGAGTGGTCTCGATGTAGCGCCATCCCGCGGCTTTCAATGGGTCCAATGCCTTGCCCACCATGATGAAATTTTCTCCGACTTCTGGAAGGTTTTCAAAAACGCCGTCCATAGACTGGGTCCGCATATGGGTGTTATTTGAAGAACTTCTAGTGAGAGTGCCAACCATCATGAGCTTTTACTCCGAAAGACGTTTGCTATGCCTGTCACGACACCCGCTGCAAATCCCGCGGTGGCGAAGCCGAGCGCCCCGGTGATAAATACACCGACCGCCAGACCAAGAACCAACATGAGAATGTCGAACATCATCGGAGTACTCCCTGCTTTCGCAGCTTCATCATCTGCGCCATTATAGCAGACCTTTTAGCCGAGCGTAGCTCATCGACGAATAGCCGACCGTCCAGATGGTCGCCTTCATGCTGCAGGACGTGAGCCCGGAGCCCGTCGGCATTGCGGGTCTTCTGTTCAAAGTTCTCATTTAGGTAACTGATATTCCAGGTCGGGAATCGGAGAATCCTCTCGAAGATGCCCGGGAAGCTGAGACAGCCCTCTGTTACCAGGTTTCTCTTACCCAGGACATCTTCAATTTTCTTTTCCTTCAAAACCTCCAAGACCCCTTCGATTTTCTCGGCCTTTGGAAGAATCAACTGCGGGTTGATGTAAACTTCGGGCCCTTCGCCAACGTCGAGGGTAATGATGCGCTGGGCAACACCGACTTGAATCGCGGAAAGACCGACGCCACCGCGGGCTTTCATCAGGGCAAACATTTCCGCCAGGAACTTAGGGTCCGGCGCAGCTTCCAGCGGGGCGCTGATATTTTTCAGAATTGGGTCCGGAAAAAATCTTAAGCGTAGTGTCATGGGTGCCTCGCGGAGTGATTGTAAATTTTGGTCACTTGTTCGAGAAAATCTTCTATAGGAAGGCTGGACTTGAAACGATTGCACAGTTTACACGCTGCTACGCAATTTTCAAGCGTGTATCCTTTCGTGGAGTCAACACGGTCAATCCCGTTGTAAACAAACGCAGACCTTTTGCGTCCCTCCTCGGAAAGGTGACCATTACTAGCTCGGGAAATTGCAGCCGGCAAAGCACCGCAATAGTGACATGGTCGTTGTGTAATCTGTCGTATTTCTTCTCGGGTCAAGAGACATGGCAATTTTCTTTCTTTTGCTCCCTTTTTCAGATTACAAGTAATGTATTTAGTGAATCCACTTTCGCCGGGAGCTTTTCTGCTACGAGCAGCTACTGACGGACCAATTTGACATCCACAAGAACGCGAAGGACGGCGGGCTCTTCTTAGACTGGACCCACGAATGATATGATTTTTAGCTCCGCATTCACAATTACAAGACCATAATGCTAATCCTTGAGGGTCGTGGCCAGCAAAACAGACAACCGTCAATCTTCCATAGATTTTCCCTGTCTCGTCTTTGAAATTACGTCGATGAATCATTGCATCCAACACAAGGCACACTCGCCTCTGGTGCGGGTCAGTGCCGTGTAAATCCATTTCCGTCCCGGCGGCGTAAAAACTCGGATTGAGGGTTCAATTAGAACTAAAGTAGAAGGAAATTCAGAGCCTTGTGCCTTGTGACAACTGAGCGCATACCCGAAATTCGCGTGCAGGTACGGGGGCCCGTCGCTCTCATCAGGGTAATAGGCCCAGGCAGCCCGTCTAGCCGCTGATTCGATGGCTTTCGTGCCTATCTCGTCTGCCAGACCCAGGACCTGTTCCTCGCCAATCAAAGCCGGCATGACGTCATCAACTTTGACTTCGATGAGTTTCATTCCAAAACTTTGGCCCTTGAATTTAATCGTGGAGGACTCAGCAATCGTTTCTCCTATCTGACTCAGGGTTACGACTTCTCCGTTGAATCGGTCAAGGTTGTAATTGTTCTTCAGGACCAACAGAGGCTCGTTGGTGGTGAGCCCGTGAAGCCCCCGGGCCTGTCGTATCTCTCGATTAACCCGGTGTCGGGTCTTGTTTCGGTGACAGATAACCGCTCCACCCCGCTCCCAGGTTCTGAGGCCGTGCTCAGTGAGCTTCTTCTCGCTGACAGCTGGCAATTCCATCAGGGCGCTACTGAAGTCCGGGGTCTCGCGGACGGCCATGCTGATGCGGATGATGGGATTATCCAAGGCTTGCCGGACAACCTCGGTCATGTTGACCTTGACTGTCTTGGAGAAATTGGGAGCCGTAAAGTTAGGGTCGAAAAGGCTGAATGGGTCATTGTCGTCGGTTACCGGCGGCAACTGGAATCCGTCCCCGATGGCGATGATGCTAGTTCCCTGGGACCAGCAGGTATCTCTAAGGTCTGTCCAAACCTCACGACTGACCATGGAAGCTTCATCGATGATGATAATGCCGTGAGGGGGAGGGGCCACGTCCGGACGTAGCCTAAAGTGAATTTCTCCGTTCTCATCTTCCTTAGGGACGTAGAGCCACCGATGAATGGTCATAGCATTGACCGGAGCCACTTCACGGACTCGCTGGGCAGCTTTACCGGTCGGGGTAACAACAGTCAGACTATCGCCCAACTCCTCGGCCAGTGCTTTGAGAAGAGTGGTTTTGCCCGTGCCGGCGTAGCCGCTGATGATGCCCACGTCAAGGGCCTGGCGGTCTATGATTTGATGGATAACATCGAGGGCCCTTTGCTGGCCTTCTGTCAAGGTCAGGTTCATTGGCAGTCGCAATCCGGTAAACAGTCTTCGAAGTCAGCTTCGGTCAGGGCCTTTGCCTCTTTCTTGGAAAAGAACATCGAATGTGGACCTTCAACAAAGTGGTAGCCGTCAGGTGCCTGGACTTCCCAGACAAGCCGGAGCCTCGCGTCATCGCGCAGATAAATTTGTTCCATTTCCAATTTCATTTCTTATCCTTTCGACTTTTCTTCTGCGCCCAGCGCTCTGCTCGTTGTCGCCGAAGAGCGTCACCGGGGTCGTTGGGTAGAGATACCCGCTGCGCAGCCTTCATCGCAGCCTCGCCGAGTTCCCGCGGCGGGGCATCGAAGGCCTTTTTCATGCCTTCGCGAGCCTTCTTGGTCTGTAGCTTCTTGACCAGCTTGTCGCCTTCCGGCTCGACCTTCTTAACCACTACTTCGGCTTTCTTCTGAGCAGCCACAATGGCTCTCCAGAGCTTGGCTCGCTCTTTCTTGGCCTCGCCGGGGACGGCGCCAGACTTCAGGTGCTCTTCAAGCCGGGTCAGTTTCTGTTCAGGAGTCAAGGCATCGTAGGCTGCCTGGCGTTCTTTGGCTTGCGCCCGCCGCTCCTTGAGCCGCTCGAACCTACATCGGCCGTTCCTGACGTTTCCGCCACGTCGGCCCTTGATTTCTTCCACATTCCACATGGGAACTCCAAAATCCGGTTACTTATCAGACTTGGCCAGCTTAGCAGAATCCCTTTGCTTTGTCAACCTCTCGTAATTCTCGTCGGATTCAACCTTCCACCAGGTGTCAAGTTCACCGAAGGCTAGCTGTAGGTTCAGCATGAGACGACGTTTTAGGTCTTCTGCCTCGAGGGTACCAACTCCTATCGGCCAAGTGAGTGGGACCGGGAGATAATGCAGCCGACCGTGTCGGGTCCGGTCCACGAGAATAATTTGAACCAGGGAATTGCCCTCCTCATCTGTGCCGAAGAGCTTCGCAGCCTCATCGTACATCATTTCTTCAAAGTCATGAAGGTTCTTGGCGTTAATTTTCATGGCAGTATCCCATTCTTAATCAAGAAGAAAAAGACCATGGCCTGCCAGGTGCAAAGGGCGGTGAAGAAAAAAATAGCTAGCCAGGCTATTTTGTGGGCTCTGAGTTCGTGTCTATCCACCCAGAGAACGGCCGAGAAGCAGACGAATGTCAGCGTCTTTATGGCTACGAACATCCACGGCGAAATCTGATAGGCCCAACGAAGAATCGGGTTAAGCTCATTGACTACGCCTGCATTCAATCCCCAGAGTGTCGTGGCCAAATCGAAGAGGTTCAGAACCGAGAAGATAAGAAGCTTCCACACCATCCCTGGACGAGTCATGACCCTATCTTAGCGTAAGGTCCAAATTTGTCAATGAAAGCTTCCATGTTTTCATGGCCCTCGTGGTTTTGACTGTGGACATGGGGCCTTTTGGCGGGCCAGAGGTTCTGTTCATGGACCCACTTAAGGAAATCGAACCCACTCGGGTTGTGGCAAT